TCGGAAGCCCGGGAATGACCCCCCTACCCCCCTTAAATCGGAAGGTAGTGAGGTCATGCCTAAATGCCCGTATAGCCACGGTTGTTTAGACCCGCTGGACTTTGGTAAGCGATGTCCAGCCTGCTCCAAAAGAACAGCCCTTCGCCGACAGATTTAACCCATGTCGAGGGGCTGCGTGGTGGGGTGCTTGACACGACTAGAACAGTCGTTCAGAATTCCATCACGCTCGAATAGCCTCGCAAGCGTAAGGGCATCCCCCCGCCCGCGTCAAGCCCTCCTCAACGGAGGGTTTGTCGTTTAAGGGTTGGCGTCCGGGATAGTCCAATACAGTCCGGTCGCACAGGAAGCCGCACCAGAACGATTCTGGCGGCTTTACAGCAGGGCTATGGGTTACCCTTGGGTGGCCGTGGAATCGGCTGCAATCGGCGGGGTCGAGGCTTCCAGAGCCTTCCATTGCCATACCCGCATCGCAGGCAGACGACCTGCCTTGACCCACCGGCTGACGGCAGGCTTGGACACCCCGAGTTTCCGGGCGAGTTCGGCCTTGCGGCCCCCTACTGCGTCGAGTGCGGTCTGAATGTCCATGCCGCGCAAGTTAACGCCCGTGAAAATAATTGCAAGGGGGGTGTTGACATACCCGTAACCTGTGTTAACCTATCCCTCGTTGATAGATACAACCGCATCCACAGAAAGGAGCAGACAAATGAGCCAGCCCTACAAGTTCACAGCCGAGCGTGTTGTCTACGACACGACCTTTGAGGCCGAAGTTGCCGAAGGTTTATGGTTTATGGTCGGTGCGTGCATCGACCACGGCGACAATGTAAATCGCTGCGACCTCGTTGAAATCAAACTGCCGTCCGGCGAGTTCCAAGTTCTCGGGGAACCGATTAGTTGGATGGACGATGACCTTTGCGACCGCGCCGTTGAGCAGCACCAAGAAGCGTTGGCCGACTGGGCCGCTGAAGACCGGCTTGACCGCCGCCGTTCGTGGCAGGAGGGTCTGTGAACATCTGGGAAGAACTTGCTGGCCTTGAGTGCCGCATCACCGACAAGGCGTTACGCGCTGCATGGGCGCTCATGGTGCAGACCCGCAGCCCCAAGGACTGCGCGTTGGTGCAAAAAATCGCGGAGGATGTGCCGGACGCATTTTTGTTTTGGAAACTAGCGTACCGCGCCGAGGAACTTGCAGACATCGAACAATCATTCAGACATTTGCTTGTAAAGGTGACGAAATGAAAACCATTGGTTTGTACCTTTTCTCGTTCGTCATGTTTGGCGCGAACTCAAACAGATGATTGAGGAGAACACGAAATGTCAGACCTTTTAAAAATTAATGTTAACGACCATGTTGAGAAAAAGGGCAACCTTACTTATTTGAGTTGGGCATGGGCGTGGGCTGAAGTGCTAAAGATTGACCCCGGCGCACAATGGACGGCACATGAGTGGGACAACAGTCCTGTGATGTACCTGCGAAACGGCACGGCAATGGTTAAGGTCAGCGTCGAGATTAAGGGCAACATCAAAACTTGTTTGCTGCCTGTGATGGATAACAGAAACAGAGCAATCGTTGACCCAGATGCTTTTGCGGTAAACACCGCGACGATGCGTTGCCTGACAAAGGCGATTGCGATGCACGGTTTGGCTCTGTACATTTTTGCGGGTGAAGATTTGCCCGAGGGCGAAAAGGTTGAGCCTAACCTTGAGGTGTTGGCGCAGATTGCAGCAGCCGCTGACCAGCCCACGCTGCTTACGCTTTTTAAGTCACTTGACGCTGCCACCCGCGCAACGCACATGGATGCTTTCAGCGCACGCAAAAAGGAGTTGACATGAATTCTCTATTTGACCGAGCAATTATTATTTTGCAAGCCCTGCCTGCCGTCAAGTTCGTAATTGTATTGCCTGACGGCACAAAATATACGCAGGGTGATTTGCAACTGGAAACAGCAAAACGCAAACGCCGAAACTTGAAATATCCGATGGGAAGCGTAGCCCTGCATTACAAGCCATACATTGCAAGTTTGCAGCCTAAAGGATTGATTGAAATTCCTTTTGATATGTTTGACGGTGAATCTCTGCGGAGCGGCATTGCCTCGCATTGTGTCGCAATCTGGGGTAAAGGTTCTGTTTTGACTTCAATAAACCGCAGCAAGCGATGCGTTGAAGTATTGAGGCTTGCTTGATGGAACAGCGTACTGACGAATGGTTTGCCGCACGCATTGGCAAGGTCACGGCATCGCGTGTTGCTGATGTCATCGCCAAGACCAAGAGCGGGTATGGCGCAGGTCGCGCTAACTACCTTGCCGACCTTGTGGTGGAGCGCCTCACGGGTCAGAAGGCGCAAGGGTTTAGTAACGCCGCGATGGAATGGGGTACCCAGACCGAGCCGCAAGCCAGAGCCGCGTACAGCGCCAAGACGGGCATCTTGGTTGAGGAGGTAGGGTTTATCGACCACCCGACCGTGGCAATGTCTGGAGCCAGCCCTGACGGGTTTGCCGAGGAAGGTTTGATTGAGGTCAAGTGTCCGAACACCAGCACGATGCTGGAATTCATCCTCGACGGTAAGCCGCCCCAAAAGTATGTGACGCAGATGCAATGGCAGATGGCCTGCACCGGCAGACCGTGGTGCGACTTTGTGTCATTCGACCCGCGCCTCCCCGAGCGGTTGCAACTGTTAGTGGTTCGTGTCCCGCGTGACGATGCTTACATTGCCATGTTGGAAACCGAAGTAAAGAAATTCCTTGCGGAACTTGACGACAATCTCAACAAACTGGAGAAGGTAAGCCTGTGAACAAGCAATACGACAACAACATGACCGGCGTTTTGTTCAAAAACGATAAGAAGGGCAACGACAAGCGACCGGACTATCGCGGCTCTGCCGTCATCGACAATGTAGACCTCAACATCAGCGCATGGATTAAGCGCAGCCAAAAGACCGGCGATGCGTTCATGTCCCTGCGGTTTGAGGCCAAGGTTGCCGCACCGAAACGCGCCCCTGTGATGGACGAAACCCCGTTCGACGATGACAAGGACTTGCCGTTTTGAAACTCAAAATCTTCATTGGCTACGACAGCCGCGAGGATATCGCGTATGAGGTTGCACGCGCCTCCATCCTTGAACACATGGATGCCGAGGTGTTGGCGCTGCGACTGGATGACCTGCGTGAGATGGGGCTGTACTGGCGTGCGCCTGACCCCATGTCAGCGACGGAGTTTAGTTTTTCGCGGTTCCTCGTCCCTGCGCTCTGCAACTTTAGGGGTCGGGCGTTGTTCATGGATTGCGATTTTCTGGTTCGCAAGAGCCTCCAGTCGCTTTTCGAGTATTCCAACCCAGACATTGCGACATGGGTTGTTAAACACGATTACCGCCCGACTGCGTTGACCAAGATGGACGGTCAGGCACAGCGGGTCTATCCCCGCAAAAACTGGTCGTCGTTTATGTGGTTCAACTGCGAACACCCGATGACGCAAGGGTTAACGCCTGACATCGTAAACACAGAAACGGGAATGTATCTGCACCGATTTATGTGGGCTGCTGACAGGGTTATTGGTGAACTGCCGACGACATTCAACTACCTTGAGGGTTGGCACACACGGGCGCAGGTTCCTGACCCGACCTGTGTGCATTTTACCGAGGGTGGGCCGTGGTTCGACACCTACCAGAATGTCGAGTACGCGCACGAATGGAAACAGACCGCTGCGCGTGTGAGAGCATCCGAACGATGAAGCGTATCTTCCCGCGAGGCACCAGACCTGACGCGATGGCATCTGTCGTTGCGCGTATGGTGTCTAACCTTGACCCGCTTAAGACATGGGCGGTCGAGGTCACGGAATGGCGTAGGCCGCGCACCAACCAACAGAACAAGTTTCTGTGGGGCGTGGTGTATCCGTCCATCATCGAAGGTGGCGGGGAAGCGTTACGCGGATGGAATCGTGACGACTTGCACGATTACTTTCTGGGCGAGTGTTTTGGATGGGAGACGCTGGAGGGGTTTGGGCGTAAGCGTATGCGACCGCTCAAGCGTTCCTCGGCGCTCAACAAACAAGAGTTCAGCGACTACCTGTTGTTCCTTGAAACAAAGTGCATGGACATGGGTATCGTGATACCGGAGCCGTCGTATGAACCTGCGTAAAGAGGCGAGGGGCCGAGGCTGCATGGTGCGGATACCCGAGGTCTGCAACCACAACAGCGAAACCGTGGTGCTTTGTCACTACAGGCTTGCCGGGGTGTCCGGCATGGGGATGAAGTCCCCTGACCTTATCGGGGCGTGGGCGTGTTCCTCCTGCCACGATGCTATCGACCGCCGAGCGCACACAGACCTCGACCGCGACTATGTGCGTTTGCTGCATCTGGAGGGGATGGCGCGAACCCTCGCACAACTCAACAGGGAGGGACTACTGTGACCTTTATGGTAGACACCCCGTATGTCCCGGCGTACATCCGCAACGAATTCCTATATGACCACCAGACGGGCAGCGGGGAGTTTACCCCATGCACCATCTTCGGGTTCCGGGCTGAACCTGCCCGAGTACCCATGTTTAGCGTTATGACGGCCTGTGGGGCGCAATGGGCGAGGGTGCCTATCCATGCCCTTGTCAGCCGCCCATGCCCTCCAATGGCTTTAGAACTCGTCTGCTGGTGGGATTCCTTCAGCCGCCATGCCGAGGTGCGGGAAATGGAGTTCCTGCGGGGTCACCGCGTCCAAGCGAGGGGCAGGGACGGCGTATGGCGACCGGGCGTGTATGTGTTCAGCGTGTTTTGGCATCAGGGTGGATGGTCGGAGGTCAGCGACCAGAGCAAAGACCACCACATCATCCGGCTGGAGTCGGGGCCGCTGATTGCGTACCCCAACAACAAACTGCATTGGGTTGACCCGAGCCATCTTTCGGGTAACCCGCCAAGGGACTGGCAATCTCCCTCACAGTCTTACTCGGTGGAGGCACTATGGTCAGATGGCTTGTCGAATGGTTCAACAAAATAAACACGCGACGGCAGTACGAATGGAGCCGCGTACCGCCCCCTAACTGGCGATGCAGCCGGGGCTACCGCGACACTTGGTAAACGATTGGCGAGTCGTCTAAAGGTCGGACAACGGACTTTGACTCCGTGAATGAAGGTTCGATTCCTTCCTCGCCATCACACCTTGCGCTCGAAGTGCGGGACATCCTTGAAGGACTTCCAGAACCCGCCCCATTGGTTCTTCGGGTTCAGACTCTGCCAATACTCACCGACCGGGGTGAGCGCAGGCTGCTGCTCCGGGGTGCGTGCAAGTTCGCCGCCCGTGACGACAAAGCCCAACTCGGTAGCCTTGTTGATGAGTTTGGCGACATCCAGCAGGAACGCCGCCTGTTCTGCTACTAGGCTCACTTGATGGCCTCCTTGAGTGCGTCGGTCTTGTCCTTGCTGCTCTGGCTAGAACCAAAGTAGTAACTGACGATTTGACTGGCAATGGCAGACAGCACGCCGAGGACATAGATGAGGATGTCCTTGCGGCTTGCCTCGACCGGGGTATCGTCGAACATGACCACGCCGAAGAGGACAAAGGTCAACAGCAGAATAGACAACGCGAGAACGGGGGTAACAATCTTGTTGATGAGCGGAGCCTTGTCGGAGTTTGCAATCTGCACCTCACGCTCCCGAGCATCGTTTGTATCCTTCAGCCGCGCTTGCAGTTCTGCGAGGTCAAGTTTGTCTTCCTCCAGACGCAACTTCAGCAGTTCTTCCTCATGCTCCATCTGGGCGATTTGAATCTTCGCCAAGTCCTCGCTGGACATATCCGGCTTCAGTTCTACGCCCAACTTTTCCTCGACCACCTTCTTGCCCTTTGCCATGACGGCGTTGGCAACGAGGTTGAGGCCGTTGGAGAGCAACGGTTGGATGATGGGCAACAAGGCTGCGGGAATCATTTCTTCGCCCTCACAGTATCGTCACCCTTGGTCACGGTCACATGGTCGCCTTCGACATCGACACGCATGGGCTGCTCCTTTCGGTCAAGTTTATCCAGTTTGCCGATGAGTTCCTTTATGACTCCGAACTCTGGCTTTTCTTCCTTCACCGTAGCACCGGCAATGCCGTTGAGCATGGAGATGAGCGCGGTCAGCGAGGCACCGAGCAATCCCATAACGGCTGCAATCTTTTCGCTGTCAAGGGCGAGGCTGGACAGTACGCCAATCACCACGATGACCGTGATGTAGGACAAGCCATGCTTACCGATAGCCTTACCGGCTACATCCTTTGCGCTGCTGTTGGCTTCAAGACGCTGAAGTTCAGCCTTGATTTGTACCTTGAGCAGTTGGATATCTTCGCTCACTTGACCGTCTCCAAGAACATCATGGTCACCGTGCCAAACGCAGTCAGCAGGATAAGGATGATGGTTCCACCAACCTTGACCAACAGGTTCTCCATCCGCTTCAGACGCGCATGGATGGCCTCGTACCTGACCGCGCACACTTCCTCGTGCGTAGACAGTCGAGCATCGGTGGCATCAATGGTGGACATCACACAGCCCACGGAAGCGGAGGCGTTTGCACCGTCGGCGCAATCTGCTCTTGAATCTGCGCTTCGACCGCAGCCTGTGTCGCGTCCTTGTCCACGCCGTTGGCATAAATCCAGCCAAGCACTTGGTCTTGCGTGAGGTCAGCATACGGGGTGAATGACCCCTCTGGAGCCGGTACGCTGCAAGTGCTGTAGACGCTGCCGTAGGTGTCTGCAAAGACCCCAGAGCAAGTCCAATGCACGGTGAAAACGACATCGTTGTGACCGCCTTCCTGCGTGTAGCAGTTCATCGCGGTAACAGTCCAAGTGAATACTGTGCTCATTGTTTTACTTCCTTCTCGTTGGGCAGGCACGGCTCGACCTGCGATTTAAGTTTCTGGAACAGGGGATACGCACCCTGACTGGTCGGGAGTGAGCCGACGAGGTTCGTCAATGCGACGGCTTCTTCGAGGGTGAGGGTCAGGGTGATGTCTTGCATTACTTGGACTCCAGAGCGGTGACCTTTGCTTCAAGGGTTTCAATACGCGCCATTGCTTCTTGCAGGGCTTTGATAGCGGCGAAGGTGATGTCCTTTGTATAAACAGTCTTTAGCGGAACACCATCTTCCGGGGTGTCACCAAACCCGTCAGCGTCAACCCAGACAGGCTCAACGGTTTCAACCTGCTGCGCGATAACGCCAAGGTTTACATCGTCGTGAGTTTGGTCATTGTATTTGTAGGTGACAATCTCAAGAGCAGAAACCTTGCCCCACATGGACGCGGCCGGAATGATGTCTTTTTTCGTGCGTGCGTCGGACAAGTCAACATTGTTTGCTTGGTAGTTAGCCAAGCCACCGTTAGCACGGATAGATGCGCGAAGAGCGCCGCTGTCGTAGCAATAAACAAAGTTGCTAGAAGTGTTGTTTGGAGCAGCCGCAGAATAATTAACCGCCAAACCAAAGGGGGTGCTGCTAGTAGTGTTGCGGACAACAGCGGCCCACTTGTTGTTAGCATCCGCAGACAGCGCATGAAAGCCAGTAACTCCAGCAACCGCGACCGCAGCCGTGGCCCCAGCCAAAACCTCGCCGCTGCTCAAAATTCTGGCGCGTTCGGTGTTGTTGGTTAAAAAGTTAATGTAGCGAGTGCTTGCAGCAGAAATTTCAAGATTTGTACTTGCGGCATACACATAACCGGCGCTTGAGTTGCTATTACCAAAAGCAAGAACCGCATCCGTTCCAAAGTCAGTGCTGATGTCGTCCCCACCAGCAAATTCCCACTCGCATCCAGCGTCATCGCCTGCGTGAACGAGATGGCGTTGCCTGCGGTGCCGGAGGGGGCGGTGTGCCAAGAATGATTACCTCCCCCCGAAGGGCCGGTCATCTGATACCGAGCAGCGCCAATCCCGGTGTACTGATAAATCCAGTTTGTCCCGTTGAACCAAGCACCGTTTGCAACCTGCGTGAAAGTATCCCCCGATGCGGTAGACGCAATTGCTCCGGGGCCAGTAATGTCAAATGACTTGTACCCACCCGCCCATGCGCGAGGCGTTACGCCCAGACCGAGGCTGCCGGAGGCGTCGAGGCGCATGCGCTCCGACGGGGTAATACCGGTGAAAAAAGTAATCAGTCCACCCGTATCTGCTGCCTTGGCAATAACTTGAGTTTCGCGGGTCGCCTCTAAAAACCGCAGGCCGTTTTCGTAAGTGGTGGAAAACTGCGTACCAATAAAACGGTTATGGCTTGTTGCCCAAGTCTGGAGGATGTTCCCGGTTACTTCCAACTTCTGACCCGGCGAACTCGTCCCGATGCCGAGGCCCGTCGAGGTGAGGCGCATTTGTTCGGTAGTGTTGATTCCGAAGACAATATCACCCGCTGACTGCCGCGTGTTGATGGCAAAATCGTCCGTACCGCCACCGCCGATTAACTGATTGGCTATGCCAATCTCACCAACATTTGTTCCGTTGTGTTGCCACGCCGCATACGCGCCCGTCGCATTGTTGAGCAACAACCCAAGATTTGCCCCGGCTTGAAATCTTCCAGTCGTTTCCAACACCGTGCCGTTGAAGGTCAGCGCACTCCCACTCGTCGCCACCTTGCTGCCGTTCAAGTACAACACGCCGTTGGCGGTGCCGCCGGAGAGAACAGGGTTTGCCGTAAAGGTAGCCACGCCGCCGACATTGAGCGCCGAGGTGATGGACACATTGGCAAAGGTCGCGTTACCGGCGCTGTTCAACTGCGAGACGACTTGGAAGCGCGTGCCGTCATAGACGACTACCACCACCTCACCGCTCTTGATGTCACCCGCAGCAAGCGCCACAGACCCGTCACGGGTCACAGCCTTTGCACCCAGCGAGTCGATGTTAAGCGTCACCGCGCCCGTGTTATCGCCTGTAGCGACGAAGTAGAACATCTGTCCGGCAGCGTAGGCGGCAACCACAGGCGCACCCACAGCCGTGATGGTGTCCGTCCCAGAGACGCTCGTAAGCAGTTTGGTGACCGTAGACTGTACCTGCGACAAGTTCGCAGAGTCCGTGGCGGCAGAGCCTACCCCAAGCCCCGTGAACTTGTAGGTGGACATCGGGATGTTAGCCGTAACCGTCGTCTGACCGTCCTTCGTAATGGCGGTCGAGAGGCCGGTGGCAAGGTCAGCCGTCAGGGCGTTAAACGCCGTGGACGAGATGACGGTACCAGAGACGACAGGCTGGCCTGCCGTGTTGATAAGGAATGTACCCGAGCCATTGAAAGACATCTGTGATTACTCCTGTTCTTGACTATTAGGCGCGGTCAACGCGCCGTATGTTGCGCCCGTCATGCCACGACGGCGAATGCTCGGGGGGCGTTCAAGCCTGTTTTGAAGCATACGACTTAATGCAACCGAGCGAGTTACTGGCCGAGCAAGCGGCAATCCAGCAGCCAATATGCCGGGAGCGCCAACAATCGGAAGCATTGATGTTCCGCCTGCCGCCATCGCGGCATCAAGTGCGCTCACGCCGGGGCTTCCATAAGTTTCTGGCGTAACACTTGCTTTAGGAAAATTGCCAGCAAATTGAGCAGCAGTCCGCAAGCCTCCAGTCAAGGGCTTGTCTGCTTTCAACTGTGCTGCAAGTTTTTTAGCGTTAACATTGCCAGACAACTCAAGTGCGTTTTCAATGCTGTAAGTTTTAGCAATTCTTGTTCGCGCATCATTAAATTCGTTTATTAACTGCGTATCGCCAGACTGCGCGAGACGGCGACTAATTAACGCCTCCATTGCATCTGCTGCTTTGCGTTTAGCCGCTCCCAACGCTTGTTCTTCCGCAGTTGGCGCACCAGAAAAATGCTTTGTCGCTTGTTGGCGCAAAGTCTTTACTAAAGTAACTGCGGTTTTAGAATCAAAGTTTGGTTGATTTATAGCATTAACAAGGTTGTTAATTTTTTCTGCACCAGCCAAAGGCAAATCTGGAAAAGCGCGTAACAATTCTTGCGATTCCGCATTTATTGTAGCGATGTCAGAATAAAAATCATTGTCCGCAGAAAAAGCACCAAATGATTTAAGTTTTTCGTAAACTTTTCCAGACTCGGCACGAACTCGCTCTAATGCGGTTTTGGTGATTTGTTCACCAACAGGCAAACCAACGGCTTCGGCAGCAAGGCGATTGGTAACCTCTTGGTTTTTGCCGGAAGCAATCTGTTGCAACGCTGCTTTGCCGCTGACGCTTTCAAGAGCAATATTACCAACGGTTGGACGAACCGAAGCAGGAGGCACGACATATCCCTCTGGGCGTGCGGCTGCAAATTCTTTTTCCGCAACCGTTTTGCGTGGTGAAGCAATTTTTCCGTATGGCAAAGTACCGCCTGCAATGCCTGCTGCTATTGCTAAAGGCGCAGGCGCTCCCATTTCTGTTGCGGTTTGGGCGCTTGCCGCGCTAGTTCCTGCGCCCATAATTTGACCACTAGGGTTTTGCGCCATTAAGGACGCAATTCGCTGGCCTTGAGTTGCCCCGCGCTGATTAGCAATATTGGTTGCAATGGTTTGTGCGGTTCGCGGAATACCCGATGCTCCAGTCATTGCGCGGGTTGCTTCGTATCCAACACGCTCGGCAGCCGTTTGCGGCTCCGGTAAACCAATAGCCGTCAATCCACGCTCTACTGCTTGGCGACCTCTGCCACCCATTAGCAAGGCATCTGCAAGTTCTGACAACCCGTAAGCAGTTACGCCTGCGGCTGCACCGGGAATTGCACCAACTCCGGCAAAAGGCGCACCTACGGCAGCGCCAGTACCGGCAGCGGCGGCATACGGAGCAATAGCGCGACCAACAAGGCCAAGCCCGCGCATGATGCCGGATTCTTCGGGTTGCGTTACAGGCGGCGCAACAGGCGCTTGGGGTGGCGCAACCTCTACCGGCACCCACTTGCCGTCGCGCCGGATAAGTTGTTCTCCGGTTTTTTTATGCCGACCAATGGTGCCTTCTTTGATTTCAGCCATTATTGCACCTCAACATCTTCATCATCAATTTTACGCGGACGATAATTGGGGTTGGTAATGACAGAACCAACATCTAATTTGCGATTTTCAGCAATTGTGGCGTATTCGTTAGCGTATTGACGAATTTTTGAATTGGCAGCCCGCTCATACAATTTGGAAAGGTCTGCAATTTGATTAATTGCACTAACATCAAGAGGCTTGCCTTGAGCAATCCTATCAATAAAGTTTCGAGCGCGAGCCTCAAGACCTTGCGCTTTGATTACGCGGTCAAACTCGCCTTCTCGAACAACCGAAGTGGGGTCAAGAAATTTGTTAAGCAAAATTACAATTGATTGTTGAGACATAGCGTCAATAGCGCGGGGGTCGTTTCTTGCAAAAACCATAATTTCATTAATTTTATTGATTGCTGACAATTCTCCACGCAACGGAGCGGTAATTGTTTCAAAATCGCCGCGCAATTTATCTTCGGCTCTCCAAATAGACGCTTCACTTGGGCCTTTATTAGCCGTATCGCGCACAACCACATCAGGACGCCTAGCGGCAGCAATACGCCCTTGTTGTTCTTCGTAACCGGGAATTGCAACAAACCTTTTTTGCGTTGCATCCCATTGCATCCCGCCACTTGTGGTTGGGGGTTTATCAGGCTGGTCGCGCATCTTTAGCACGCCAAAGTTTCCCGTGCGTTGATACTCCGCAAGGCTTTCCGGCGTAAAATCAGCAGGGCTAACTGCGCCAATCTCCGGTTGCTTCGGCTGCATTGCCCCGTATTGCATCTGCCCAATTTTCTGCACAAGCGGGTTTTGACTGGTCAACACGCCCTCAAGGGCAAGCGCACGCTTTTGTTCAGGCGTAAATTCAGCCTTGTATTGAGGATTGGCAAGCATTGCAGCCATGCGTTGCGGGTCAGTTTCTCGACCCGTTGCGGTTGGCATATACACTTGGTCATCTTCCGGTCTGCGCCCCAAGCGCACTTGTGGGCCTGCTTGCGGAACCATTTTGGGAGTTGGGGCAGGCATAGCGGTCTTGCGGTATTCCAACCGACCGTCTACCAGTTCCGGCGTTCCCGCTTGTGCAATGTCTTGCATTGCGGCTTCGCCAATCGTCATCGTTTTGGCAGGCTCGGTTAACGCACGAAGGAAATCCCGTGCCTCACGGGTTTGCGCTTTCATTGCGCCTTCTTCAGCCTCATCTGCCTTTCTTGAAAAGTACGCTTTAGTAAACGCTGAAATGGCCTGCGCTAAAGGGGCAAATTTTGGCAACGGGGCTGCTGAAGTTGTATTTGGCACATATTCCTGTTGGGCAAGCATCTCTGCCATACGGCGACGACGGCGTGCCTCGGAGGCTTGCCGTTGATACTCGTCTGGAAGCGCAAAGGTTGAGACTGTTTTGTAGCGTTCGTCAGCCATTCTCAAATCCTCCCCGGTCGGGGCTACCCTGCGGGTTGGTCATCCCCGGCGATTTCTGCATCTTCGGGTACTGCCGCAAAAACTGACGCGGCGCACGGTTGATGTCCGCAGCGTTCTGCGGGGGCGAATACTGCATATCGGTCTGCGCCCCTGCGTTGTTGCTCACCTGCTGGCTCTGGCCCTGCATCTGGAGCATACGCGCCATGCGCTGACCGCGACCGCCGTTCATCATGGGGGGAGCGTTAAAGGTTTGGTAAGGGGTTCTCATTGCAACATCCCGTAGTAGACCATCTTATAGCCTTCAGTCGGGTGCGTAGTGACCGCTTCCGGCTTTACCTGCTCAACCTCGTCAGCCATCACACCTATTTCCCTACGGTTGTCGATGTCGTATTCGTAGATGCCGATGCCGAGCGGGTGAGTGCCAACGCGCACGATGTTCGACTTCAATCGGCGGTCAGATTTCATAGCAAAGCCGGTAGCAGCGCCGCCCAGAATTGAGCCGTACATACCCAATTTGGCGTTGTACGCGGCAACTTGGTTAGCGTAGTTCTGTTGCGCTGCGTTACCCGCCGCTTGTTGCGCTCCGAATATGGGAGCCGCTCCCACCTCTGCGCCCTGATAGGCTTGGAACTGCGGCATCTGCACTTGTGCGCCGCCCATAATGGCTGCAACCTCGTTAAGCGGGAGCGCCCGAAGCGCCAACTGCTCTTGCAACGCCGCCTGACGCTGGGCGTTCTGGAAGTTTGCCGCCGCCTGCGCTTGGTTGAAGCCCTGTGCTTGGAGCGCCGCTTGAGCCTGCGCTTGCTGCAATGCCGCCTGTTGGTTCTGGGCAAGCGAGGCGTTATACAGCCCAGCAATGTCCATCTCCTGCCCAAACTGCTGACCGGCAGCAGCGTTGTACGCACCCGCCGCGCCCAAGCCCTGTTGGAAGTTCTGCGCGATGGCACGGTTAACGGCTTCCTGTGCAGCCTGTCCCGTCTGGAAGGATGCCATCTGCGCGTCTCGACCAAACTCACCCGCCGCAAGCCGCTGCGCGAACTGCTGCGCCTGCGCTTGGTTGGCAAACTGACCCGATTGGAGCGCCAGTTGAGCGTTTTGGGCGATTGCAGCGTTTTGTGCGCCCGTGGCCTGCTGACCCGCGCCAAACCCCGCCAGAGCCGCTTGGTTGGCAAAGCCGCCTAGAGCCTGTGCCTCGCCTAGCCCCTGTTGACGAGCCGCCATATCAAGGCTAATGCCCTGTAACGCGGCCTGCGTTCGGAGGTCGTTTTCCTGTTGTTGCTGCTCGGTGATGGCGGCGTTAAACGCCTCGCCACCACGCACCAGACCCTGATTGGCAAGTTGGGTTTCCAACTGCGCCCGTTGTCGCTGCAACTGCGGGTCGAGGCGCGACATGATGGCCTGCTGCGCCGTCATACCAGCGCCAACCGGCATTGCTGCAAGGTTCGAGGTATCCAACTGCCCTTGAAGGGTCGGGGCAGCGGGGCCACCCTGCGCCGTACCAAACTGGCCTGCGCCGGTCTGCACGCCGCTAATGCCGCTTGTGTCCAAGCCCTGCAAGTTCAGCCCTTGTGGGCCACCCGCAGCCATTCCGTACTGTCCTGCCGTGGGGCCGAAGTTAACCGGCAGCGCCGACACATCAGAGCGTGCGCGACCCTGCAACTCGGGAAGGGTCGGCAGGTTGCCATAACCGCCAAAGTTGAATTGTTGTTCCGGCAAACCCTGCGGGGTGAAATCCGTGCCGTAAACATTTCGCACGCGCCCGATGGCCTGTTCGCCAAGGCCGGACAACGCACGCTCCACCCGCTGCTGCGCCTCTAGGGTCGCCTGTGCCTCGGGGGTCAGGTACTGCTCAATGTTGGGCGTGTCCAAGTCCACCATGGAGGTGAACATCTCTTCTGTTGGCTCTACATCGCCCATGTACTGATTGCTGCGATAGCCCTGTCCTGCCCTCGTAGCCGCCCCCGGCCCCATGCCAGAAGCATCGAAACGACCACCGCCTAACGGCATATCGCCGCCGTAACTTTGCGTGTAGTCCATGCCCTGCTGTTGCGCTCGGTTTGCAGCAGGCATCCCTTCACGCTTCATTCCGTCAAATTGCATTGCAGTGGGTTCGGGCGAAACGCCAAGGTCAGTTCCCATGCCGCCGCTGCCATACATACCGGCACCGCCTATGCCACCGCCCATCTGCACGCCACCGCCGCCCGTGGTGGGCTGTGCAGCGCCGCCGCCAATGTTTACAGGGGCGGTCGGGGGCGCGTTGCCAGCAGCCGGTGCGCCGGTAGTCTGCGCCTGACGCGCACGATATTGCGCCATTGCGGCATCGTATCCAGCCTTATCAAACTGCTTGCGCCCGAAGGTCACACGCTGACCGCCAAGCGGGGTCTGGATGTTGGGGTTACCAAGTCGCGCAGTAAGCCGCGCCGCATCTAGGTTGGCTTGCCCTTGCTGCTGTGCCGCACCCGCGTAGTCAGGCGCTGGCGGTGGTGTTGGTGATTTTTTGCCCATAACGGTGTCCCAAAAAACGGCACGCATCGCGTGTCATGGTTAGGAAAACAATATCACCGTCGGTGTCGGCGTTTTTGATTCGCGCTTCCTCGGTGAAACCCATTTTACGCACAAGCCTTATGGCTTTCGCGTTTTTGCTACCTACGGGGGCGATGATTTTGTCAACCCCGCAGATGTTGAAAGGATAGTCAAACATGGCGGCAAGGTAAGCCGGGGTTAAGCGTGCCAAAGCGATATGGCAGACGATGCTGCGCCCGTTCCAGTTCTCATAGACCACGCCGCCGACAATCTCATCGCCCTTACGCAACCCGATGGCGTTCGACCGTTCGGCGTGATACCCGCCGCCCGTCTTGTCGCACACCCATTTGCCCACCTCGGGGCCGCTTGTTATATGCCAGCCCATCCGAGTTGATACACCACATCGGTTGAAGCCCATTGGATAGCCAGTTTCTTGCTGCTGCTCTGGAACTGCACAGCACCGCAATATCCGACCCCCGTAACGCCCTGCCAGTTGTTCTGAATCTCTAGGTCAGAACCCCAGATGCCCGTATCCCATACAGCCGAGTCCCAAAACGCGGTGACAGGCGGGGTAAACGAGATGGGAGCCACATTGTCGGAGATGTTGAAATCAACATTGATGCCGACCGTTACAGCAGGGGTGCCGTTGCTGAAGATACCGGGACGGGCGCGTGTGAAAATCTTCTTTACGCCGCGAGTCTCAAAGTAGTTAAAGGCTTGCAGTATCCTGCCGTTGATGTTGTTTGTGTCGTCGATGTAGCCCGTGCTATCAACCGTCCAAGCCTTTGCGACAAAGGTAGCCGCGCCAAAGTACGGCGTGTCGTCAAGCAACCCAAAGTGAAAGGCGTTCCAGCCGGTGAACTTGCACCACGCCTTCGTGATGTTGTTCATCACAAACTGTTCTTGACCGCCCTCGCGCACCGGGACATTGACGATTAGGGCGTTGTTCTTCGGGTTGTACAACATGCACCAACCGAAGTTGTCCCTATACGCCGCAGCAGACGCTGCAAACGCGCCCTGTATCTTGTCCGACAAGGCAATGTTGGGGTCGAGCCGCGACGATTGCAGCGCCGAGGCCATCGGGATAAGCCCGTCGAGCGTCAGCACCAGAAGGTCGCCACCGTACTTCATCAGGCAGCGATTGCCGATAGGGGAACCGACAATCCACACGCCGATGAGCGCCCAAGTTGAGGCGGAGGACGGGTCTGTGCCGCGATAGACGATGACCTCGCCCTTGTCGGTGACAAACACAAGGTTGTCATCCACGCCGTAACCCGCGTCAATCGTCCACGATGCCATTGACACCAGCACGCCGCCAAGTCGCGCAATGGATGACAGGTCAAGAACATTTGCCGCGCCGCCAACGCTTGAGGTCGGCAGGTACCACGCCTTAAGGGTGTTCTTTTCGATGAACCACACGCGGTTCTTAAAGAGCGTAGGCGAGTTAAGGGTTGTCGTTGTTACGCCCGTAATGGCAGGCGTGGATATGCTCGTAATGCTTGTCCAAGTCGTACCGTTGTAAAGGTACGGCGTGTTGGTTCCGTTGGCGGCGTACAAATAGTTACCGCCTGCGGTAGTAACATTTGTATATTCCCACTTGCTGTTCGACAGACCGCTGACCGCCGCAGCGCCGATAGCACCCGCGCTCGTAGCGTTGTAGAACTTGCCGTCCGACACCGCCCACAGTTGGTCAGAGGTGCCGCCGCTGTAGGTCATCAGGGTTTCTACATCGTCAGGAAACCCCGTGGCGTGCTTTACATAGCCACCACGCAGCACGACATTTGACACGCCCGGAAAGTAGTTCTCCAACTGCACGGCATCCGTAGGAGCCATGTTGGCGAGAGAGTCCCGTGCGTTCCACCCGCCCACGGGCGAGGGGAGACTTGCGACATTTGCCGCAGCGCGTTGAACAAGGCGACGGGATACAGGCATTAGTTCTCGTACCCGTAGCCGCTGTCAGGAATGTTGTCGTAGCCGATGAGAACCGTACCCGGACGCGGGGCAAACGAGAGGTTGGCAGCGCCCGTGTCTTGCGCGATAGCCGTCTCAAGTTCAGCGATGTAGTCGCGAAAGATGGCGGTCGTATCAAAGCCCTTCGACTCAAAATACTTGAGTTTGGTGGACAGCACCATCACGCGGTCGGGATAAATGCAGGTGTCATTGTCGGCAGTCAGCGAAGTCTTTGCGACACCTGTTGCGCTTTCGGCCCATGCGTTGCTGCGGTACTCAAAGCCGAGCAACTCCCCGGCGTTCATTCCGGGCCAAATCTGGAAATACTTGCCGAGCAAGCGATAACGGATACGGGGGCCGGTCGAGATGTAGCCCGACAGCAGCCACTCCCATTGCTGTGCGCTCTCGGGGCCAAGCATCTCCCAACGCTTTGACTTGTCCCAATGTGTACGGTTGACGCTGCTGTAGTAGTCAGCGGGAAGCCCGTACTTGACCTTCTGGAAGGTCAGGCCACCGTCTACCTGCGCCTCGGTTGGCTCGTAGTTGATGCTGACCGTGGTTGCAGACGGCACGCCCGTGACATAGGTGGCGTTAGGGATGCCAACGCCCTGCACCTGATAGGTCGTGTCAAGCGCGGCAGTCGAGGGGATGCCGGTGATGGTGTACGACGAGGTAGACCATGTGCCGGTCGTAGAAATCGCCTCGGTGTAGAAGGTGTGCTGTTTGGTGAGTTCGCGCCAATCAGCGCGACGCATCAACTCATACCCCGAGGCGTTCATCAACGCGAGGATTTGCACTACATCTTGGTTGGGATTACCCGCCACCGTTGAGGGGATGGGCAAGCCAAGTTCAGCCGTCACCTGCTGAACCAGCGCCAACATAGTTGTAGTACCCATGCGTTAACTCTCCACGATGGCTTCCTTCTTCGGGCGACCAGCAGGCTTACGCGCCAAGAGCGAAGCCATTTGTGCCTGAAGTTCAGCCAATTGCTTTTTGGTTTCGTCCAACTGGTTCTCTGTCTCGGAGCGATTGCGCCGATTAAGGAACGCCTTTGCCTTTTCACGCAGACCGGGGCCGCCCATGCCGATGCGCTGCAACTGCGCGTCAGATGCGGCTGCAATCTGCTCTACGGTCTGGAACTTGAGGATGCGAAGTTCCTCGATGTGTCCACGGGTGATGTCGCCGTTGCCTTCAGCAAACCAGATGTCAAGCGAGGTTCCAACTGCGGGTGCGTCTTGCTCGTTCTGTTTCATCTGGAAGTACAGATACTGACGCGGAAACCGCTTCTTGTGGTCTTCCGTCATCGGCTGCTCGATGATGGTCGTCTTGTCGCCGGGGATGTTGATGCGAACGAACGGCTTACCGTCCCACTTCGGGTCTACTTCTTTTGCAAGGTAGAACTCAACCTGAAGTTGCTCATCGGCGTTGTAGATGTCGCTGTCTAAAGGCATCGTCGTTTACTCCTGTGGGGAGGGTGGGAAAATCACAAGTTGTTTACTTGCGTTAAGGTAGCAATAACTGACGGAATCGCAGGCCAGACGCTTGTGGCGCTGGCCGCAAGGATTCTAACGCTGGTATCGTCTGTTGCCCACATCAATTCTACATATTGGGTGGGTTCTAACTGGATGATGAAGTTCCACGCCGCAACCGTTCTGGCAGCGGTTCCTTGAATGGCTATCGTGGTGGCTGTGTTCGGGACATTGGTTCCGTTCTTCCGAAGCCAGATGTAGATGTTCCCAGCGCCGCCAGAAGTCTTGTCCAATTGCGCCGAGAATTGCACATTGTAGACACCTTGGAAGTCTGCAACGAGGCGCGAGGTAGGCGAACCGATAGACACGCCGTTGCTGCTGTCGGTGGTGTTAAACACCATGCCGTAGGCGGTATCAATCGACGCTGCTGTTTGCGTGGTGGTGTCTGAAAAAGCCCCAAAGTGCAGGATGGGGACAGCGCGACCGAAGCCTTGCAGTTCTTCCCACAGCGAGTTGCTTACGGCAAAGAACATCCCAGAGCAATCGGGGCTAATCGTGCCGAAGCCTGCATTGTTGATGCTGCTGTTTGCGTCATACGGGTAAACCGTGATGGGGTTAGCCGTGCTGTTCTTGACGATGACGGTTGCACCCGCCTCGGTCTGCGGCAGCCTTACGCCCGTGCCAACCGCTGCGCTGTTCACATTGGTGTAAACATAGGTTATCTGCGTAGCGTTACCCGCAGATGTTCCGGCTGCGGTTGCCGTAGAGACACCATCGCCGCAGATGGACACGGTAGCCAGCGAGTTAACACCGGCTCCTAGCACCCTGCTCGGGATAGCCATCAGGCCACCATGTCGAGCGCGTGGCGCTCCTTGATGATGGCGGCAATGAGGCCGGGGCCGACCGCCTCCACGGTGATGTCAGGCATCACGCTGTAAATCATCTGGAATTCGTTAGCCTGCTGCGCCATCGCAGCATTGCAGGTGAACTTGCGTTTCTCAACGCCTACATACACATCCATCGTCGGGCCGGTCATTTCGCCCGTAAACCGCTTGATGCCATCGGCACGGTTGCAACTGTCGTAACCGTACAACACAAACTTGCGGAACCCGAAAAGGTATCCGATGTTGATGGCACGCATACCCGAGGTCGTGCCGCCGCCGACTGCAAGTTTGCCTGCGCCAAGCGCCTTGAACTCCGGGCCTTCCGTCCATGAGTGCCACAGCACAACCTTGCGCTCTTTCAGCGTGTCAAAGGTGGCGGGAGGGCAGCGGGAGGCAACGAGATAGGTCGTGTGCGCGTTATGGCGCTGTATACCGCTTGTACGGTCACGCGGGTCGAGGTTAACCCACAGGTCAGGCTCGATGCCGTTCTCGCACAGGAAGTCGTGTGCGGCCTTTACAGCGACGATGGGGCGACCAGCCTTCTGGTGCGCCCTGATTTCTTCAACATAGTCGGGCATTGACCACCCACTCGCTACACACACGAATGTTCCATCGTGGGTGAAGAGAGCGGGGGCCAACTCTGGCAACCCACGGGCAAGCGACGAACGAATGTTGGAACAGAGTTCCTCCGGTTCGCCAGCCGCCTGCACCGTGAGTTCCAGTTTTCGCATGATTACGGGGTTGCGTTAGACGGAACCGGGATAACCATGCTGTACGCCGCCACAGCCGTCATGGCCGAGGTAGCCGAGGCAGTCACTTCCGTGACCACGCCAGCGACCAGAGCGCCCGACACGGTGGCATCGTCCAACCGCCCTTCGGTGCTGGTGGTGTAGAGGGCAACTGCCGGGAGGCAGGAAGCCGACACATTCACCCGCACCTTGCCGCCGAGATGCACCCAGCCGTAGTAGCCGGAGGCAATCGACACCTGCGCGAAGCCGACACGCTTGGTGTCAGCAACACGGGCGGTGGTGGCGTTCAGAGCGATGTTGGTGTTGGGGATAGCGACGGCGTTGTACTGCGCGATGGCCGAAGCCGCCTGCACATACACAGCCATGCCACCGTCGTCGAGCGTCACAACCGTGCCGGGATTGATGGCAGCAGTTGAGTCGGTCGAGCCGAGGGCGGGATACGCAAAACCATTTACGATAACAGCCATTTTTGTATCCCCTATCAGTTAATCAACACGCCGCAGAACTGCGGGCCGGAGGAGGTAAGGTTACCCGCCCAGCCAATCAGTTTCACAATCATTCTGTTACTTCGCCTTTCGGCTACTGACCACCCTTTCGGATGGCGGGGCAACCTCTTCGGGTCACCCTCTGCGGCTTCTTTGGTTATACCGCAGTTCAGACTATCGCATGACAAGCCTTTTTCGCTTGTCCCCTCTCACTTAGTCGTTCAGCCTGCTTTCGCTTGGCCCCTGTTACCCGCTTCCGGGCTTCCAAGTCAATCAGAGAGGGTTTATAGACGCCATTAGTGAATCGTAGGTTTAGCGTCTTGGTTGACAGCCTGACGGTCGCCGCCAATCGGGACAAAGTTTCTGTCCTTGTGGGGGCGGAACATCAGGTACTTGGTGTTGAGGAACCACATATGGTTCGCGTTACCGACACCGCCGTTATACGACGACGAGCCGATACCACCGTCAAGCACCACATCCGAAGCCATGCCAGCGCCGAAATACTTCAGCGAAGCAAAGCCAGCACCAGCCATGCCCGAACCGGAGTCCGTGATGCGCTGGATAGCCTGCAACGACTGCAAGTAGAACTTGTAGTAGTTGTTGTCGGCAACGATGAGGTCAGGCTTGTCGGTACCGCGAATCAACTGAACCGCAACCGCATCCATGTAACCTTGGATGTTGCTGCTGGTCACAGCGCCCGTGCCGTCGCCAGTCGCCGAGAAGGCAACCGAACGCCAGAACTGCCACACCTGACGGTTGATGCCGCCGTAGGTGCCGGTGGACGGGCTGTCAGGCACAGCGGCAGCAAGACCCGTGAGGTTCTTACCCGCGTTGCCGGTGCCGTCACCGTAGAGGTCACCGCTGATACGGTTCGCCAGTTGCGCCTCGGCAACCTCCATACGACCGTCGAGCAGGTCGATGATGGCTTCCTTACCCGAGTTTTGAATCATTTCAAGACCCGAGATGGACACAGCAGACGCATACTGCGTGATGCTGAACTGCGCCGCACTACCAAATGTTCACAAGGTTTCGTTACTTCCTTGCCGCCCTTTCGGACTGCTGCATATTTCTATGCAGAGCAGACTATCTCACAACCCTTTCGGGTTCTTTGCACTTCGAGCCACTTGGCCCTACGAGGAGTCACCCTCTAGTCGTTACGCCTTCCCTTTCGGGCTTGGCTCGGTGTTGCCTTCAACTAAATGGTCAGGGTTCCACCGAATTCACAAAGTTCATTCAATGCAAATTGCTTTGCAAGGCCACTAGTATGTCAATGGGACTATTCTGACCGACATTCAGCACCTCGTAACCCGAATAGGAATTCGTGTTGTTGGTGGTGGTGTCGTTGTACATGATTTCTTGCAAAATCACATTACCGCCCGAGAATGTTTTGACATTCCCGCGCTCTTTCAGTCGACGAAGCAACGCATTGTTGTTCGTGACATTATCCGCGAGTTCACCGCTACGGGATTGGATGTTAGTGGCGATGATATCGCTGATACTGGAATTGGCATAAGCCATTTCAATACTCCTATATCAGTTAATTACAACCGCGAACTGGATTCATCAAACGCTTCCTCCAGCATTGCGCGGCGACTATGCGCCTTGGGAGCCGTGTTGATTCCGGGTGTGGAACCTCTGACGCTTACCGCAGCAGCCCGAGCAGCCTTTGCCGCTCGGTCTTTCACTTGCGCTTGACGCTGCACAACCTCTGCCTGTCGGGCCGATTGCACTTTGTCAAACAAATCCGAATCCAACCGAATGGCCTTCTCGTAAGCATCGTCCAGCGTCTCAGCCACCCCAGATTGGAGCAACTGAATCATCGTCGGACGCGCCTCCTCGAAGTGTTCGGCTGTCATCGAAAAACTGTTGATTTCGTTCAGCAGGGTCTGGTTCTCTGCCATTTCCTGCTGCTGTTTCCATCCCATGACCTCGCCGCGAACGGTGTTCAGTTCGTTCTGCAACTGGTACACCATCGGGTCAACCGAGGGTTGGGCGACCTGCTGACCGCCCTGCATGGCTTGGTTAAGGTTGATGCCGTAAGACGCAGCCAACTGCGTCAGGTACGCCATCTTCTGTTGTGGGGGGCTGTTACGCAGCGTGTAGTCGGCCTGCGCGAGAGCGGCAACCGCCTGCTCGGGCTTCATCCCTAGACCTTGGATGGTCGGCAGGTACGGCTCCAACGCCTGATTCATCGCATCGGCAAACTGCGCCTTGGAAAGCAGCGGCTCTACGCCGCGCTTCATCTGCTCTTCGCGCTGCCAAGCGTATTCTTGAATCTTGGGGTCGGCCTTTGACCAATATTCGTGGTATTCCTTCTTCCACGAAGACGGGGGCTTGCGCCATACGGGTTCGTCGGCGGGTTCAGCGGCTTGCTGCTCGGCCTGCTTCTCGGCGTACCGGCCTACCTCGTCTCTCGGCTGCGCTTCGGCGCTCTGCTCAAACTGCTGCTCCAGCAATTCCTTGCGGTCGAGCGTTTCTGCCTGTGGGGCTTGTTCCATTACCGTCTCCTGTGGGGGTCGTGGGTAAATCGGACTTCATCGCGCAACCGCGACAACAACCGATTGGCATCCGAATGGGTCATGTTCGCCAACTGGTGACGCAACACATCCACTCGATTGCTTTTCGGCTTCTCTTTATTGACAAACTTGGTCGGGTCTTCGTTACCGACCTCAATGCAACCGTTGGCCTTGAGGTGCCGACGGTGCTGCGAACGCGAGGTAATCATGCGTCCGTCAATCATGGACTTGTACGGCGCAATGTCGGGAAGGATGTAGTGGTGTCGCCCACGCTCATCGCGCTTGCGCTCTACAAACTCGCCATCGACCATCACATAAGTTCGTTTCATAGCAGCAACAATACTTCTTCGTCGTCCATCTCTTGATGCTCTCGCATCAACCTTTCCACTCGGTCAAGGTCGCCCAACAAGGCATCCCAGTTAACCGTGGGTTGCTCAATGTTAACAGTTAAATGCGGTTCAACAATCCTCTCTGCAACTTCTGGTCGTGTCTCATGCAGTTGTTCGTAAACCGAGATTAACTCTTGCTTGCGCCTTTCGCGCTTCGCTTGGTCTTCGTCCCAATTTTTCTTACGCTTTTTGTCGCCTTCATGCGAGTCGTCGAGGACGATGATTGGCTGGACAGAGGCGGTGAGGGTTCCGGTTGCTCCGGTCGCTTCCACACCGATAAGCGCAGCCTCTCCTTGAAGGTCGAGAGAACCTGTTTGACCAGATGCTCCCACACCGGAAAGGGCAACCTCGACCGAATCGGTTTCATCTCCAACGACTCCAACGGCGCTGACACCCGTAAGGCCCGCCGTAATGCTTGCTCCGAGGCTTCCCGTCTCGCCTGTAGCAGAATTGCCCGAGAGCGTGACGCTTTGCGAGGTGCCAAGGCTACCAACGCCGCCGGTTCCGGTGACGCTTGTGACCGGGAGGCTGTCCCATTGCGCGTCATCCCATGTACCTGTGTCCCACGGCCCCTTCGCCACGACTCATCACACAATCCGCAGGAGCGCGGTTGAGGCATCGTTGGTCGGCATGGTCAGGATGAAGTTACCCGCCGTGACCGTCTGCGACCCGAAGGTGTAAACCGCTACCGCCTTGTCACCCTGACTGCTGTTGTACATCAACACCGCGTCAAACGGCGTAGTCAGCGTCACCCCGGTGTAGGTCAGCGAGGCAGAGGGAGTCCAATACGCCGTGGTTCCCGTTGAGGTGGGCGCTGTGGCGTTCGTTACCGTGATGCCACCTGCGCTGTACCCTGCGCCCGACACCTCCCCAGAGGCGTTATAGGCGGTCGTGGCAGCGTTAACCGTGGCGGTGGCTTCGTAGAGCGCAGCCTTGAAGGTGTCCTTTGCAGTCGTGCCGCGAGTCGGGGGCGCGCCGATGGCGTGTACACCGCCCAGCATCTCGACCTTGAACGAGGTACACATTGCCTGCGTGTTAGGCATCAGAATTTCTCCAGTTCGGGGAACAGCGCCGGGGCTTCCTTGAGGTGGACATGGACAGACCGATGGACAAGTTCACCCTCGTGCCAATACTCGACCCAGCGCGTATGTTCGTGGTCGTTGTTAACCTCGCCCTCGCGCTTCTCCAGCAGGGCTTCATCCATCATCCCTTTGGTCGTCGTAATCATTGCAGTCGCGGCTCCAGTTCGAGGGTCTGCTGCACCGCCTCCACGCCCACAGCCCGACCGTCAGGGCCACGAATGATGCGCTTCGGGGCGGTCAGCGTCGAAAGGGCAGAGCGCACGCCCTTCATGTTCTCGTCGTTGGACGATGCCATCTGACCGTAGAGCGCCACGAGGTTTTGCATGGCCTGCCTCACCTCACCGCCCATGTCCTGCATGACGCGCTCGGTGACGGCTTGCTGCTGCTCCAGAGCGGGGATGTCGAGGCCGGGGTTAGCCGAGATGCGTGCCACCATGATTTTGGTTGCAGCGTCCAAGTCTGCCTTGTACTTCGCCATCTGCTGTTCGGCGGCGATTTTCTGTTGTGCAAGTTGCGCCTCAAACTGCTGTTTCAGCGATTCAAGTTGCTGGTCGTTCTGCGCCTTCATCGCCTCGACCTGCGAAGCCTGCTGCAACTTCGCCTGCTCAACCTGCATCATCATCTGCGCCTTCGCCTGCTCGGCCTGCGCGACCATCTGTGCGCGTTGCGCCTCCGGGTTCTCACGCGGTTGCTGTGCAGCCATCTTCAATTGTTCCACCGCTGCGTCAATGCTGCCCTCAAGCGGTCGAGCCGCCTTGAACGCCTGCACGCCGTACTTGAGCAAGTCCATCATCACCGGGATGAGTTCGGGCGATGCTTGCCCAACTGGGAGCGCCTGTTGCAAGAAGCCACCGAAGGCTTGCAGGAACTGCATCCTGTCCTGCTTCTCTTGCGCCTCGTCAATCTGCACAAGGCTGTCAGCGGCGATGTCAATGCGGAAATTACGCAACGGCTTGTCGCGGATGAGTTGCAACGCCTGCGGGATGAGCGCCTTGTCAGCGTCTGACATCTGCTCGGCGGCGGCGTAGGCGAGGATGGTCTGCGGCTGGTAGTGCAGGCACATCACCTGCGCCTTCAGCCGAATGACCTCGGTAGCGTAGAGCGCCACATCCTCCTGCATCGACCGCAGACGCAGGCCAGCGTACTGACCCTTAATCTGCTGCGCGGTTGCAGTCTCCGAGGCGGCAGACTGACCACGGATGATGTCAGCGATGCCCGTGATTTCGTATATCTGACCCTTGATGTCGGCACGCGCTTGGTAGCATTGCAGAAGCGCCTGCGCGATGGTGTCGAGCGGCAGAAGGTCGATGCTGCCCTTGAGTCCACCCTTTTCGCCAAACGCTGCCCATTTGTCTACCGGGATGAGGGCGTTGTTGTCGCCCTCGGTCATCAGGCGTTGGAGCGCAGGTTGGCTTGCGTCGTACACGCCGCGCACCCGCAGAGCCTTCACCAATCCGTCGATACGGTCAGACAGGATGTCCAACTCCATCGCTTGGTCTTGGTACAGCACGAAGTCCGGGACGGGTACGAGGTTGTCCGAGGTCGTCGTGGCGTACAACGGTTTCGGACAAGGAAAGAACCCTTCCACGCCGAGCGGGTCTTCGCGCACATCAATGAAGTGCGGCATACCCTTGCAGAACCAATAAACCTTTAGCGTCTCCTTGTCCCACAACTCGCATATTTTGGCGAGGTTGTACTGACGCTTGCTGTCGCGGTAGGCGTTGAGCGTCTCCGGGCCTTGGTCGGTCGGGATGGTGCGTGCCATTTCCTCGCCAAACCGCTCTACGATGGCCTCACGGGTCATGTAGACCCAGCGCCATACCTGTCCTACCTCTTCCCAAGTGCGCCCTTGAGAGTGTCCAAAGTCTTTCCAATGCACATAGTCAACCGGGGCGCGTTCGTACTCGACCTGCTCCAGCGGCGGCGGCGCACCTTCACCGGCTTCGATGTCCGAGGTGATAGATAGACCGTCATCCTCAACCCCGATGGGGGCCACATGGGGTTCGTACCGCACCCATGAGGTTCCGCGACCGCCGAGGAATCTATCCTCGACATCGTATTTCATGGTCGAGCGGAAGTCGGGGTAATGCTCAATCTCAAAGTCTACGGCGCGTTCAATGAGGCGTGATGCCACGCGGCCCACGGGGTCGTTGTCACCGAAGCGGCGCTGTACATCAGCCTTCGGGAGTTTGGCGTAGACGGCAGGAATCAGCGTTTGGACATTTGACCACAGGATGTTGAACTTTGCCGTCTCGTTGCCGCCCGAGCCACGGGTATCGTCGCG